AAAATAATAAAGGAACGCAGGATAACCGAGTTCGTGGATTAGATTATAGTATCCAATTTAGTAAAATTTTCTATGAGCGGTTTATCAAAAACGAAGACATCACCCTCTTCAGTCCGCACAATGTTCCAGGTCTTTATGATGCTTTTGGTAGTGATGGATTTGACGAGTTGTATGTGGATTATGAACGAGATGAGTCTATTCCAAGAAAAACTATTAATGCTCAAAAACTCATTCTGGACATCTTGAAGGAGAGAATGGAGACAGGTCGTATTTATATTATGAATATCGACCATTGCAATAGTCATTCTTCATTCAAAGATTCAATTTATATGAGTAATCTTTGTCAAGAAATTACTCTTCCTACAGATCCTATTCAACACTATGAAGATGAAGGCGGGGAAATTGCACTGTGTATTCTTGCTGCTATCAATGTTGGTAAGATTAAACAGTTCTCTGATATGGAAGAACTATGCGATCTGAGCGTTCGTATGCTTGATGAACTGATTGATTATCAAGAATATCCTGTGAAGGCAGCAGAACGTGCTACAAAGGCACGTAGGTCTCTTGGAATTGGATTTATTGGTCTTGCTCACTGGTTGGCAAAACACGGTCTTAAGTATGGAGATCAAGAGTCTTTGATTGCCACGCACAAACTTTCTGAAACACTTCAATATTATTTGCTGAAAGCATCTAATCAACTGGCAAAGGAGAAAGGTGCATGTGCAGCATTCCATCGTACAAAGTATGCAGATGGAATTCTTCCTATTGATACATATAAAAAGGACGTAGATACATTAGTAGAACCAGAATATTTGTATGATTGGGAATCTCTTAGAGCATCTATTACCGAACATGGTCTCAGGAACTCAACACTGTCCGCACAGATGCCTTCGGAGAGCAGTTCCGTTGTGTCAAATGCCACAAACGGAATCGAACCACCTCGGGCATACATGTCCATTAAAAAGTCAAAGAAAGGGGTTCTTAAGCAGATTGTTCCTCAGTACGCGAGTCTGAAGAATAATTACACTCTTCTTTGGGACATGCCTTCTAACGAAGGATATATTAAACTGGTTGCTGTTATGCAGAAGTTTTTTGACCAAGCAATCTCTGGAAACTGGAGTTACAATCCTGAAAATTATGAAAACAATGAGATTCCAGTGTCTATTTTGGTCAATGATTTACTGACTACATACAAGTACGGTTGGAAGACATCTTACTATCAAAACACATATGACATTAAGAAGGATGGAGATGTAGAACCTCAAGAATCAATTAACGATATTTTAGAAGCACTTAAACAAACGGAGGAAGATGACTGTGAATCTTGTAAAATCTGAACAAGATATCAAACCCACCCAGATAAAGGGAATGACAGTATTTAATACTGAGACTGTCAATCTCAAAAAGCAACCAATGTTTTTTGGCAAACCTCTTGGAGTTCAGAGGTATGATAATTTTAAATACCCAGTTTTTGATAAACTTACTGAACAACAACTTAGTTATTTCTGGAGACCCCAAGAGGTCTCCCTTCAAAAAGATAGAAACGACTATTTAAAACTTACTGATGCTCAGAAGCATATTTTCACCAGTAATCTAAAGTATCAAATTCTTTTGGATTCTGTTCAGGGTCGTGGTCCTGGACTTGCATTTCTTCCTTATTGCTCTCTGCCTGAGTTAGAAGCATGTATGGAAGCATGGGGGTTTATGGAGATGATTCACAGTAGATCATATACATACATTATTAAGAATGTATATCCTGACGCTTCTGCTATATTTGATACCATTCAAACAGATCCAAAGATTCTTTCCAGGGCATCTTCTGTTACAGAGTCTTACGATGATTTCATAAACTCTGCACACCAGTACGATAACAGTACAATGTGGGAGTTAGCAGTTGAAGGTCACTATGCTGGGAAGTATGAGAGGATGTCTCTCAAACGAAAACTCTATAGAGCCATTGCTAATGTCAACATCTTGGAAGGTATTCGATTCTATGTCTCGTTCGCTTGCTCATTTGCGTTTGGTGAACTCAAACTTATGGAGGGATCCGCTAAAATTATCTCTCTCATCGCCAGAGACGAAAACCAGCATCTTGTCATTACTCAGAACATCCTCAACAAGTGGAGGGATGGAGATGATCCAGAATTTGAACAAATTGCTAAAGAAGAAGAACCTTTTGTAAGAGAAATGTTTAAACGCTGTGTCAATGAAGAAAAAGCATGGGCACAGCATCTGTTTAAGGATGGATCTATGATTGGTCTCAATGACAAACTTCTTTACAATTATGTTGAATGGATCGCTAATCGTCGTATGAAGGCAATTGGTTTGAAACCCGAATACGATATTCCTGCTAAAACCAATCCACTGCCTTGGACAGAGCATTGGTTATCCTCTAAGGGTATGCAAGTTGCTCCTCAAGAAACTGAAATTGAGTCTTATCTTATTGGTGGCATTAAGCAGGATAAAATTGATGTTGGTGGTTTCCAATTATGACTTGGAAACTAAAAGCACTTGCCGACCCTGAATTAAAACATAAAGATTGGATGCTTCTTAAGGTGGGTCCTACCACCTTAGGAGATATGTTTAAGTATCAAATCATGAAAATCAGATACATGATATCTGATTGATAAATAAAATAGGTTGTCACCTATTTTATGAAAGAGTATGATAACCCGTGGATCTATCAGGGTAAAATTTTTGACACTGAAGATATTAATGGGTATTATGGATTTGTATACTTAATAACAAATACTACCAATAATAGAAAATATATTGGTAGAAAATATTTTTGGTCTTTTCGTAAAAAGAAAGGACATGCCCGAAGAACTAAACAAGAATCCGATTGGAAAAAATACTACGGATCTTGTCCAGAACTAAAGGAAGAAATTAAAACTACCGGGAAAGAATATTTTAAGCGTGAAATGCTTAGTATTCATACTACATTGGGTAAATGTAACTATGAAGAAACCAGACAACTATTTGTTAACAATGTATTAACAGAAAGTTTAGACGATGGTACTCCTGCATATTACAACAGCAATGTTCTTGGTAGATACTACCGAAAAGATTATTTCACTTATGATTAGTTTACTTACCTCATTATTTTTTATTATTCCTGAACCTAAACCCCAGGCACAAGTTATTGAAGTCCAACCCTATAGGGCATCTTGGAAGTGTCCTGGATGTAACGACAACGAAAAGTATGTCCTTGAACAACTTCAAGCAAAAACCAGAATCTCAGATCGCAATGCACTTGCTACGATCATGGGAAATATTAAATCGGAAAGCAACTTCCATCCCAACATATGCGAGGGAGGGGCTCGAGTTCCTTACAACGCTTGCCATAGCGGGGGGTATGGTCTTATTCAGTGGACCAGCATAAATCGTTATAACAATCTTGGTAAATTTTGTGCCAGGTATGATTGTGATCCTTCTACTATTGAAGGTCAGACTCGTTACATGATTAACGAATCCGTATTCCAACGTTATCTTCCAGAGTTTGAAGGTCCTGGTCGTACTGTTGATCAGTATATGGTTGCTGCTTACTACTGGTTAGGTTGGGGCATCAAAGGATATCGTCAACAATATGCATACGATTACACTAAGAAATTTAATTTTTCTTAGGGGTTGACATCACCCTCTCTCTATGGTATTCTTAGGGAGTTCAAGACTCAATAGCTCAGCTGGACAGAGCAACTGCCTTCTAAGCAGTCGGTCGTAGGTTCGAATCCTACTTGAGTCGCCAGGGCGATTAGCTCAGCGGTAGTAGCGTCTCCTTTACACGGAGGATGTCGGGGGTTCGAATCCCTCATCGCCCATTACCTTCATAAATAAATGAAACCTAAGAAATTAAAAAAGGTATTAATAGAACTTGAGAATATAAGAGGTATGATAAATCATGTTAACAATACGCTGCAAGAATTGCAATACAGAGTTGAAGAAATCAACGAAACCACAATGCTGTGGATGTCCCAATCAAGTAATGTTGGACGGAGAAAAAATAACAGCAGTTGATCTGTCTCAAGTCATCATGATCAATTCTGAAGAAAATGTAAAAACCACTGGTGTTCTGAGCAAAAGTGACTTAGAATACCAAGAGAACCGAAGGAAACGAAAGGTTCGCAAACTCGACTTTGAGGTAAAATGAACGAGAAACACGAAAAACGTAGAGATGCCCTTGGACTTTTTTATGAAAGTGTTCTTAAACCAGATCACGAACTTCGTCAATGTGCTCATAATCAAAAGTGCTTTCACGAATTGATGGAATGGCGCTCTGAAATTATTGAGTATCTTGACCGTCGAAGAAACGAAGAGTTTAACTCTTGACAAAACTGCCTGATGGGTGTATAATTCATCAGGTAATCAACGGAATGTAGCTCAGTTTGGTAGAGCACTCGCTTTGGGAGCGAGATGT